CGAGACCAAGTTCGTGCTCCACACCAAGTGGTCGCTCACCAACCTGGCACTCGCCAATGCCTTCAAGATCTTCAAGCTGGTTGCACCTGCATCAAGCTCTGAAATCTAAAATCTTCGGCCTTCTTCTTCTGGGATAGTTCCTGCCGGCTGGCTGCTCCAATGCAACAGCAAAGGTTGACAAGTCAGCCGGCCCTATCCAGGGGGAGCGCATAAGTAACAAAACGTATAACAAAGTCAAAACTGATATACATGCTACGACTCGACAAGATATTCTTCGATGCCATCACAGCCGATGCCGATCTGATGCAGGCCGTGGGCGGTCGTGTAAAGTCGACATGCTTCGAGATATCACCAACGGAGCAAGACAACACACCCCTGCCCTATATCCTGATTATGGACGAAGGCAAAGCACCATCGCAGACTACGAAGGACGACGGATGGATGCCGTACATGTGGCGTGTAGGTGCCGGCGTTATGGTGGCCGCTATCAGTCCCAACGAGGTGGATGCACTCGTGATGAAGGCAATGCGAGCCATCGCCAACCACATCGCATCACTCGATGCTCAGGGCAAGGACATCCCCCAACTTTTGGAGGGAATGCCACAGACCCAAGGCGTGCAATGGGACTGGGAGAAACCCTGCTACTTTGACGCGGCACACTATCAGTGCGACGTAGAGAATACAAACGACGACGACGATGACGAAATCTAAGAGCAAAAAGGCACCCAAGGCTCAGATGTGGGACACTATGGACTACACCATCATCACGGGCGCAACCCGCGACGAGGTGGCGCAGAAGTTCCAAGAACTGAAAGCATCCTGTGAGGGTGCATCTCTCATGGCTGGTGCAGTGGGTCGCAAGGCCGACGGTACCTTTGAACTCAGGATTGACTTTATCAAATCTTAACACCATCAATAAAATGGGAACTCTTAAAGGACAAAACTTTCGTATTTGTGTATTTGACCACACCGAGACCGGCGACACCACATACGACGTGTTTAAGGTGATAGGCATGGCCACAGGGTGCACCGTTACGCTGACGAACAACACGGAGGATGCAAGCCACAAGGATATAGTTGGCGCGGCAGCAATGCCAACCACCACCACCAAGAGCTGGCAGATTTCGTGCGACTCGCTGAACGTGGCAGACACCGCTGCAATGCTCGCAGCCATTAAAGCGATGGAACCGATGACCCTGATGTGGGACGAGACCAGCACCACCGACAACCAGACCCGCGAAAAAGCTACCTTCGCCCGCAAGGGTCAGGCATTCCTGTCGGATGTTACCTTCAACTTCAACGACCGAGAGAATGCCACCAAGCAACTCCAGTTCGTTGGTACCGGTGCAATCAGCAGTCCCGCAGCCAGCGACACCGTTGTACCTATCGCCATCGGCAGCTACACCAAGGGTCAGTTCGTTCGTCTGTTCCTGGGCAGCGACAACTCGGCAGCACCTACCACCGTCATCGCAGCAGCAAAGACACTGGCGCTCCACGTATCGCTCACTATGGAATCGGCCACAACGAAGGACACCACAGGCGAATGGGATGTGCAGGAGCCAACAGCAATCGCATACGACATCACCACTGGTGCACTGATGCGCTCGGGCGAGACCATCACATCGCAGGTGGCAGCCAAGGCTCTGGCCGACCTCGAGAGCATCTACGAGGCAGGCACACCGGTGAAGTGGAAGATCGCGAACGTGAGCGGCGACAACAACCGCACGGCAGGCACTACCATCGTGAGCGGTTCGGTATTGCTCACCCAGCTTACACTGAACGGCCCCAACCGCGCCAACGCCGACTACCAGGCCACGATGCAGGGCTACGGCCCCTACGAGCTGTCAGCCTGATATATTCCACAAGGCCGCTCGCCTGCCCATTGCCTCGGTCCAACGCTTGGCAAGGCACGGCGGGCGGTTTTTCTTTTACCACATTAAACCCCAGAAGAAGTATGAAAACAAAAGAAATTACACTCTGCGGCAAGCAGGTGATGGTGGCCTATTGCGTTGCCACCGACATCGCGTTTAAACAGTTCACCGGCGTAAACATCGACGA